TGTCTTGAGCGATGAAATAACCTGTTTCTGCAGGTTGGTAGTCTTTTTCTATAACACCTCCATAAACAGAACCGCTCAGAAGAGGCAGAATCACGCCAATTTGAGAAGTGGTAGAGATTGCCTCGTTGACTGCTCCTTCGTAAGATTCGCCCAGCCAATAGCGGACGAACGCATCTGATGAAACGTCAGTCGCTGCAGTATTTGTCAGAATAGGATTTGTATTGAAAACCTTTCTAATATATTGATCACTAGAGGGAGTAAAATTAAAAGCTGAGTCGACAGAAACGCCATTAGCGCTTGAAGTAATCTGAACTTTGAATTGTTTGTCTCCGACAGAATCTACGTAGATGCTTGTTCCTTTAGCGGTGCCAAACGTGTCACTTCGATATACCAAACAGCAGCTAACGTTCCGGTGGTAGCAGAATAAGATGCGCTCATGGTACCAGTAACCAATGTGGGTATGGTAAGCCCGAGTCCGGTAGTCGGAAATACTTTAAGAGTCATACCAGTTGAAAATTTAGGAGATAAATCGATACCGGGAGTGGCCAATGTAGGAAACAAAGCACTGGCGGTTAGACCCACTGTATTCGTGTAAGCGTTGGCTGTAATGGGCAAACTAGACAAATTAATCACTGTCGTTATTGCAGTAGTTTGTAAAGTGTGATTGTCGCTGCCGCTAAATGTCATAATAGTTGCATCGCTAGTTGCATTTGAAGTACCGCTTACAAAAAATCTTTCGATCACATTGCCATCAGAGCCTGTGGCTCTAATTTGTAAGTATGCTGCGGCATCTAAGACTACTGAGCTACTTAAAGAAGCGGTTAGCACCACTTGAGCGGGGGCGTCAGCTACAAAAAGACCGTAGGCGCCGCCATTATCAGTATAAGAGGTGCCCGGTGCTGAATCTGTAGTTTGCCAGCCTGCTTTGCCGCCATCGTCGGAAGCTTGTGCATGAGCTTGACCACCCAATCGCACAAAGGTAACGGGAGAATTGTTTCTAAACCATGCTTGTGCTGCATAAGGGGCATATGTGGGAGAAGTATAATTACCGTCTCTAGCGACGTCGCCGCCTTTGGCGCCCGGAATTGGATTGCCAAAAACATTAACAAAGTCGGCCATTGAGTCGATTTGAGTTGGTTTAAGCATAGGGCCTTTTTCGGCTCTACCAATTAAAGCAGGGCCAATATCGCCTGCGATGGCGCTTCTACCGGTATTATCAATTTCACTGACAAAGACTCCGGGTGAAACAAATTTGTATTTATCTACGGACATTATAAAATTCTCCTTTAGAGGTGTTTCTTTATTAATTAGTTTTTATTCTCTGTAAAAACCCTTCCCATCTCCATGCTCGGGAATATCACCTAAGATTACACGTTCCCTAGGGATTTTTACTTCTACGGCGTTTTGAGTTTTAACAACTCGGGGTCTATCTCCATTGGGAGATTCGCCTATTACATAACCTAATACATCAAAAGTCATTTTTGTTTCATATTTTCGTTCATCAGCGCTTAAGCTGGATGCATTGTTGTTATATGAAAAATCAGATTGTAGAAACGTTTCGTAGCGGTGTCCGTCTCTTCTAATTAAAAAAGAATTAATGTGGCCGCCCAAAGTCATGAAAGGCGTCGTTAAATTGTTCATTTGTTGAATGTAATCAGTGCGTACTACTATATCGTAATTAATACTTAAATAAACAGGAGCAGGCATTGTGATGGTTTCATAAACCACTTTTTTGTTTACGCTGGGAAAATAAGCTTGTCGATTGGGAGTTCTGTCCACGTCGCCAAAGCTTTTATTGTTGTCTGCTGCAGCAAAGTTATTAGTTTTGTCTCTCACTATTCTGCGAGATACTACAATATTGCCACCTCTGGCGGGATCCATGTCAAAAGCGGGATTACCATATATGGCACCCTTTTTGTTGAGATCTTTTCTCACTGCCGTTCGTTCTATAGTGACTAACGGAAGGATCAGCGTTCCGTCCTCATCGCGTAAGTCTTTGTTTTCTTTAGATAAAAATGCTCTTTCTGCTGTTACCCAAATGATTGGAACCTTTTTGGTACCTTCGTTGGTTGTCGTAAAATTGTTCATACGATCATTAATAAAATCATATAAAGCATAGTCTATGGTCTCTAATGTCGAAGGTTCAATCTCATAATAGTCTTTTTTACTTGGCATTAAAATTTCCTCTGCGTGCTTTAATACACTTTGCCTCGATCTCTATTTTGTGATCTACTTGGCCAAATATCTGTTTCGGCTCATTTAATGTCACTATCTCATAATAAGTGTCGCCATATTTAACAAAATCTCCCTCTCTAACAAAAAGATCTTGATCTTCTGTAAGTCTGCGCTTATGAAAATGCACAAGAATAGAAGGTCGGCGGTCTATGCCCAAGTTGGTTGTTTCAGTGACAAATCCTTCCCACATAATCAAAGCATAGACTCTAACCGGTGGAAGAAAGCTCTTTTCTATAGCTTCGCCGTATAGCTCGTGATAATTGGTAGTTTCCATGCTGATTGGATAATAAAAGATTCCCTGACCTATAACACGCTCAATTAGCTCATCATTAACTTGTTTTACGAGATCTCGCTCCTTTTTCCCTAAAAAGAGAGGGGGAGGCGGTTGTGTTGGCTGGTCCCATTTGTTTTCATCAGACATTTAAAGTTTATCCTGTAAAAATAAGCATTGGCACTTTCTCTTGTATCTTGTTTATTGCCTCTGTGAGATCGCCATCGCTTTGAGCTATCTTTGTGTAAGTAAGTTCATCAAAAATGGTTTTTAATTCTTCGCGAAGCTTTTCTTGTTCCGCTTGTCCTTGTGATACAAGAGCGGTGCCATCTAATGTCACTGAGTCTCCCGGTATAGGAATGGAACTAAATTTACTACGAATGTTTCCTAGCATCTCTTTGCATACTGCCAGAGCAAATCGTCGAATCCATTGTTTACCAATTGAATTAATCTTTTGATAGGGCGTGTTTTCGAATGGTAATGCGTTGACATTGTTGATACCGTTAACTCCATTGTCGACGTCATCGTCTTCTTTCCATGGAGTGTTGGAATCGACAAAGAATTCTACCCAAAATTTAGTTGGCGAGACTGTAGCGATGTTAGGGAATATTCTTAGTCGATCATTTTTAATCTCATATGAATAGTGGCTATTTCTAGTATAGATTGCGTCTTCAAAGGCCATTGCCTGTGCCTTGTTCTGCCATGGCGGAACCAATTGGAACGTACTGTCATCAGAAAACTGGCCATAACTCGACAAGTCTCCAACGGTGTTAAGACCGCCATAATAACCATAAAAGCGCCACATTGCTTGAGGCGTTTTATAATATACTTTTGTTATATTTACTCGTTTGTCCCCCACTTTGTTATGATATAAAGCTTCAGTGTCAGTTGCTGCAGAAGACGAGATAATTGATTGCAAATCGTAATCCTGCTTTTCTTTGGTAGTATTGAAACTAGCAGAGTAAATCGGGATAACACCACCGATACCTGCTTCGGTAGAGTAACCATGACCCACACGACGGGCATATTCGAACCTAAATTTAGGGAATTTTAATGCTACGTCCTCAAGATCAGTATTAACCAGCAGTTGACCCTCTTCGTCAAAAGAACCGGTTTTGGCGCCTAAAAGATCGCCAATTACGTTCTTTGCTTGGTGAATGTTGAGAAGATAAGAATATTCTAGTACGGCTTCCTGATAAGCAGCGAATACTTGTGAACTGGATAATTAGGACATCTCCGCCCAGTTTTCTATAGGTATATTCTATTTGATCGGCGGCTCCAGACAAGAAGTATTGATCCGATGTATATACTGAAAATGGATAAGAGGCTTCTTCCGCAACTACGGGATTACTGCCTGAAGGCAAAGTAATAGCACTAGTTGTTGCGGTGGGGGATAAAGTGGGGTATGCCATTTAAAGTTCTCCTCCCAGTAATTAGTGAGAGGGGAACTAAATGGCAATTTGAGCTTTCTACTTTCTAGACCAAGTTGATTTCTTTTTCTTGGTAGCAGGTTTCGGGGTTACTTCAGTAGTTGCAGCGGGTGTTTCTGCAACTTCCTCTACAACTGGTGTTTCTACAACTTCCTCTACTACTGGTGTCGTTGTAACCGGTGTTATGGTGGTTGTAGTTACAGGATGGTTGGCATATTTTGTTGCGAACTTATTAGTTCTA